ATGTTTTCGAATTGGACGGCACAGCAGCAGAGCACGTCGCTTATCTGGGGCAAGCTGGTTTCATATAATATCTCCGTGGACACGGCCTATACCGGGACGCATGGGACACTCAACCTGGAGGTTCCTGGTCAGTTTGGCTGCAACACTATTACGCCAGCCGCCATGGTGCTGTTCTATGACCCGGTCGTTAACACCAAGCAGACTGGACAGAGGACGATTCTGCCGGGCTCGGTTGCCGCGCAGTCAGGCGACGCGCTCGGTGCAGCCCCCGGTGCTATATGGTTTGCTAATGCCGTCGATCCGTTCCTCGACACCAGTATCTCTGGTGAAGCGACGACGACGTGGCCTTCGATTACGATAGAGTTGGTCACTGACCAGTCATTCACAGACCAGTCATTCTCTGTTGCGCCAGTCTTAGCTGCAAATGCGAAAGTGAGGTATGGTGGCTGGTACTACAGGTGACCCATGGGCCATTTCTACCAGCCTCCGGGACCGTTCACGGGCGGGCGGCAGCCGTATGACAACCATGATGTGCCGCCGTCCGTCGAGGCGGTCCCGGTAAACAACCCGGCGTTCTCTCATCTTGGCCGCGTCGCGGTGACGGCGGCACTGATCGCGTCATGGCAGCCTCCCGATCCCTCCCCCTTCATCGGCGGCCGGCAGCCGCTCGAACCGAGGCATCTTCCGCCGTCCATCACCGCGGTTCCGGTCAATCCTCCGCCTTTTGAGACTTTCGGGCGGTCCGACATCGAGATCGCGATCATCGCGGCGTGGGTTCCTCCTGACCCGTCGCCATTCATTGGAGGGCGGCAGCCGCTCGAGCCGAGGAAGCTTGCTCCGTCGATCAGCGCCGTTCCTGTCGACAACCCCATCCCCAACGAGGACAGCGCGGTAAGCTTCCAGGTCGTCCTGTCGCAGTGGGAGACCTATCCGAGCGATCCTCAGTTCTATGTGTTCCTGGGGAGCCAAGGCCGGCTGCAGCCCTACGCGCCATCGCGCTTGCCGCCATCATTGATGACTCTTCCTGTCGAGGTCGATAACCCTCCGTTTGGGTTGCTCGACACGATCATCGAGCCGTGGCTTGGCGATGCGCCGCTGCCCACGTTGCCGAGGTCAGGAGTCATCCTGTCGGTCAGCCCGGCCATCAGCGAGCCGTGGCAACCCATCGTTCTGGCGAGCTGGCAGCCAGCCGATCCTCCTGCTCAAAGCAACAGGTTGCTGCCGCCGTCCATCACCGCGGTTCCCGTCAACAATCCTGTGCCGAACGAAGACGCCGCCGTCAATGCGCAGATCGCGATAGCTGCATGGCAGCCACCTGACCCTCCTCCTGTTCAGCGCGGTCCGCTCGCTCCTTCGATCACGGCGGTTCCAGTAAACAATCCACCGTTCACGCATCCCGGGCGATCAGTCGTCGCCTCAGCCATTCCGTGGACGTGGCAACCGCCTGACCCTGCTCCGCAGCTGAACCAGAAGATCGTCCTCGGGGCAGCAACATCGGCCGACAACCCGCCGTTCGGTCTCCTGGAAACGATCGTCGATCCATGGCTCGGTGATCCTCCGCTGCCGACGCTGGCCGGCAAACTTCCGCCGTCCGTCAGCGCGGTTCCTGTCAACAATCCGCCGCCGTCACATCCTGGCCGATCTGTCGCTGAGATCGCGATCATCATGGCGGCTTGGCAGCCGGCCGACCAGCCATGGTTGAAGACGGTCCTATTGCCGCAGGGATTCGTCGCGGCGGCCTTCCAGCCGTTCGCGAACAACGCTGCGACTTTGACGAGCGTTCTGGCGTGGCAGCCTGCCGATCCGACCCCGACGCTGCCAATCCGATCAGCCGGGATCCCGGGTTGGTCCGTCGATGATCCGCCTGGCATTCCGGGCGCGGACTTCATCGCCATCGACCTACCGCCAGCGATCCCGCAGCAGCCGGCCAAGCTGCCCCCGTCGATGGCGGCGGTACAAGTCAATAACCCGCCGTTCTCTCATCCAGGACGGTCACCCATCGCCGCGATCGAGGTTGCTTCGTGGCAGCCCCCTGATCCGTTACCGACCCTCAACGCCAAGCTGCTATTCGGCGTCCAGGTGGACAACCCGCCGTTCGGGCTGCTTGAGACCATCGTCGACCCCTGGATTGACGTTCAGCCACCGATCATCGCGCCCAAGGTGTTCCCGCAGGGAGCGTCGGTCAGCAACCCCGCGTTCACGCACCCTGGCCGACTGGCATTGCTGCCATCCATCATCGCGGCGTGGCAACCCCCAGATCCTCTCCCGGTCCAGCGCGGGCCCCTCGCCCCATCAATCACCGCCGTCGCCGTTAACAATCCACCGTTCAGCCATTGTGGGCGCCTGCCGTGGATGCCGCCGGTCGTGGCAGCATGGCAACCGCCAGACCCGCCGCCCGTCCAGAAGGGACCGCTCGGGCCGTCGTTGCTTGCGGTGCAGGTGAGCAACCCGCCGTTCACCCATCCGGCCCGAACACTATGGTTCCCGCCGCTGGTACTGTCGTGGCAGCCGCCCGATCCTCCCCCGGTCCAAAGGGGGCCGCTGTCTCCAGCGCTCACCGCTGTCCAGATCGACAACCCGCCGATCAGCCTGCCGCCGAAATGGCTCCAGATCGTCGTGGGGGCTTGGCAGCCGCCTGATCCTCTGCCGACCCTTCCCAGGATCACCCCGCCCCCGACCGCGCCATACGCGCCTTACACGCGGCCCTGGCTGCCTTCCGTCGTCGGGTCATGGCAGCCGCCCGATCCCCCGGCCACCCTGCCGCGGAACCTGTCGCCTGGGATACCGGGGCAGTCCGCTGATCCGCCCCCGAAGAAGCGCCCGGCCCGGCCGGAGACGTTTGCCCTTTGGCAAGACCCCGATCCACCTCCCGTCCAGCGCGGGCCGCTCAACCCGTCCATCACTGCCGTCAGGGTGGACAATCCGCCGTTCATGGGCGGGGCCAAGTTGCCGCTCGCGGTGTCCATCAGCTGGCTGCCGCCGCCGCCCCAGCCGCCGGTTGCGAGCACGGCTCTGCCAGCGTACACCTTGCAGCACCCGCTGGGGATCGACCCGCGGTTCATAACTTTGCCTCAGCCGAGGATCACCATTACCTATGGACCACTGAGGATTTACATCACGTCCTAAGGCAGCACGAGCATGCCGCGCGGCAACGACTTCACGGCTATAGACCCCACGGAGACCATCAACGGCACGTGGGACTTCGGGCCGTGGCTGTCGGCCACCGTGACGATAAGCGGCATCACGTTGACCTCGTGCACCGTTCTCGCGGGGACCGACGTGGGGGCCGCTGGGAGGCTGATCGGCGCGGCCCAGATATTGGCCTCCCCGACTACCAAGATCGCTAGCCAAGCCGTTATCCAGCAGTGGGGCACCATGCTGGCCGGAGTAATATACGTGATGACGTGCACGGTTCAGACGTCGGACAACCAGACGCTGACCTTGTACGGGCATCAACTGTGCCAAGGGACTATATGAGAGATGGTAACGCCTCGCGTAAATTGGAATTTGGAAAAGATCAAGCATTGCTGTTCGCTTGACCAAGCGACAGGCTGCTGGAATTGGAATCGCGCTCTGTCAACAGGGTATGCGGTTGTCACGATAGATGCTCATAGCGTCTATGTGCACCGTTTGGTTATGTCGTGGATGCAGGAATTGCCGATCAATTCCGAGGTTTGCCACAAATGTGACAATCCGAGATGCGTCAATCCTCAGCATCTTTATGTGGGTGATAGATGTTCAAATGCTGCTGACATGATTAGGTCGGGACGATCGACAAAGGGTATCCGTCACCCGCGAGCGGTTCTGTCTTTTGACAATGTCATCGAAATCTTGTGGCGTTCTCATTTTGGTGAACGCCAACGCTCTATTGCCAAACGATTCGGAACAGGCCAGTCGATCATCAGTGGAATTGTTACGGGGAAAAAGTGGGGCGGAGCCATGCCAATTGTGGAGCCGTAAAATGTGGACATATATTCCTCAACAGATCGCCACCAGCAGTCTATATCAAGTGCGCCGTATAATCGGCGATGTACTTGTGGGGGACCAGCAACTTCAAGACGAAGAAGTATCATGGATAATTGGCCGCTACTCGACCATCTACGGTGCGGCCGCGGAATGTTGCCGAAGCATCGCGGCCCAGTTCGCCCGCAAGGTGGACACGGTCCAAGGCGAGCTCCGGATCATGTACAGCGCTCAGACCAAGCGCTACATGGACATGGCCAGGGATTTCGAGGCGCGCGGCCTGCGCGGAGTGGTGCCGTACTCGGGCGGCATCAGCGTGGCCGACAAGGTAAACAACGCGCAAGATCCGGATCGCGTGCCGCCAGAGTTCAACAAACATCAGTTCGACGATTTGCTTCCAGTTGGGCCGGTCGGCGAACAAACACCCACGCCTGGATCGCCAGACAACCAGAATAGCGACGGATGGGGCTCGTGAGTGAGCCGCGCAACAGATTGCCGTGCGTTTGCCAAGGCAAGGTCGGGTTCGCGTCGCCCAACCTTGCGCGCAAGGCAGCCTGTCGCGGCGGCAGGAAGCGCGAAGTCTACCGCTGCGCGGTATGCAACCATTGGCATGTCGGCAGCTTGCGGGATCACGGCCTCAGGCTCAAGCTGAGGCGGAGGACACCGATGGCTATGAGGCTGTTCTGATGGGAGGCATCACGGATGCTCGATCACATGATCGGCCATGCCGGACAACTACCCTGGCCGCCACGTGCCCGGCAGCTTGGAAGTCATTAAGCATCTAGCCTAAAGGCGAAAAATGATAACGGTCAAGGTCGACGCCACCGGGGCGCTCGCCAAGTTCTCGCCGGCCGGCATCCCCGACTCCGTGCGGCGCAGCCTGCGCACCGTCATCCCCGACCTGACGAAACGGCTCGGCGCTGCCGTGGAATCGAACCTCGATTCGCGGCTCAAGACGAGGCGGCGTCTCCAGGTCAAGAAGGAGATGGTCGAGAACCCGTCGGCGCTCTATGGCCGCGTGACGACGATCGCCAACCCGGGGCCGGCACTGCTGCCGCTGTGGCTCGAATCGGGGACGCAGCCGCATGAGATCGCCGCCAAGAATGCGAGCGCATTGTTCTTCTATTGGGAGAAATTGGGCAAGAACGTTGCGTTCAAGCGCGTGATGCACCCGGGATTCGCTGGCGTCAACTATTCGTCGGATGCGTTCGCGGCGATGGAGAGCGAGATCGTGGATTCGTTGACGCAAGCGGTACGCGCTGGCGCGAGGGATGCCTGATGAGCCTCTACACGAACATCAGCAATGCGCTATTCGCGCTTCTGAACCAAGCGCCGCTCAACCCCGGCACGTTCCGCTATATGTCGCGGCGGTTCGTCACCTGGGAGACGCTGATCGGGAGCATTCAGAGCGGCGCGATCCCGTTCGTCCAGCCGGCGCTGTTCCTGTTTGATGGCGTCGGGCTCGGCGGCGGGCGCATCAAATACGAGCAGCGCGGGCGAGGGCGCCCGACGGTGCGCGTCCTCTCAAAGACTGTTGTGATCTATGCTCAGCTTCCGGGCGCTGGAACGCCGGCCGGTCCAGACAGCATCACACCCGGTGGAGACGTGTTCTTCCCGCTGATGGAGGCCGTCGAGAACGTCTTTCAGCAGGTCGATTCGGAAGGTGCGCTGACGCTCGGCGGCTTGGTCAGTCATTGCTGGATCGACGGCGAGGGGATCATTGTCACCGGCGAATTAGACACAGCCGGCGGCCAGGGCATGGCGACGCTGCCCGTCCAGATCATGCTTCCTTGATTGCCACTGGTGATTGTCATTCCACAACGGGATATCGTTTGCACGTTGGCACAGTGCGATAACGCAGCGAACCGTCAGGAAAAGGGTCGCCGCCGATGTCGACGCCTCTCGCTGCGTTTGGTCCGGGAATTTTGATCGTCTCGCGCACCGATATAACGATCCCGGCGCCCGTAAACATCGGGTTCGCGCAGGAATTCTCGATCGAGGCCGCGGGTACCACGAAGCAGCTTTTCGGCCAGAAGCAATGGCCGCTCGCCGTGGCCAGAGGGACCATCAAAGGGACCGGAAAGTTCAAGGCCGCGACGCTGTCGGGGCTCGCGTGGTCTGCGCTGTTCTATGGCGTGTCCGCGAGCACGACGAACCAGATCGCGTGGACGATCGGGAGCACGTTCAGCCTTTCGACGGCGTCGGTTCAGCAGCAGGTCGGCTCCTCCCTCACGTTCGACGCCGACCTCGGCATCACCTACGGGGCGAGCACCGTCGCCGGCGCCGGTCTGCCATTCCAGCGCGTCTCGTCGGGGAGCGAGACGCAAGGCAAGTATTCGCTCATCACGGGGTCGCCCGGGCTCTACCAGTTCAGCGCCGCGGACACGACCAGCCTCAATGCTGGCGCGACGAATCCGATCAAGGTCACCTATACGAGCACGACGACGGTAGGGCAGAGCCTCCTGCCGACGAACCAGCTCATCGGCTCCACGCCGACGTTCCAGGTCGATTACTACACCAATTTCAATCAGCCTACGGCCAAACCGTTCGTGGTGCGGATCTACTCGTGCGTCACGGCGAAGCACATGCTCACGTTCAAGCTCGAAGATTTCATGATTCCCGAGTTTGATTTCGACCTGTTCGCCAACGCGAACGACCAGGTCTACAACATGGTCTTCCCCGAGATATCCTGACCTTGACTGCGGCCACCTGCTCCTTGATCCTCGCCTGCGCCGGCATCATCATGCCAGCGGCCTCGTTGTCGCGTTCTCAATCGGACGAGGCGATGCTGTTTTGGCTAGGGCGGTACGATGGCAGGCGGTGGGCAAGGTTCCTCGCGGCTTGGCACATCATTGCCGTCAAGCCGACAAATCCATCAGATCAGACGGCTCGCTCAAGCCGCGGGCGGCCGGGACGAACTCGTCCGGTGGGTCAAGTCGGCGTTGCCTAAGACGAAGGGACGCCCGGCTCGCGCCAGCCGGTTCCGGATGTTCGATGAGGCGATCATCGCAGCGGCCAGCAAGGCTTCCGAGCGCAGCGGCGTCCGGGTTGCGACCTTGTTGCGGGGAAACGTGGCCATGATGGGCCCGGCCGCCGGCGCCAGTCCTGAAGCGGCCGTCGAGCGGCTCCAACTGAAAGCCCGCGCTTTGCCCAAGGGAAAATGAGGCACGCATTTTCCACGCTTGAGCCGCGAGGCACTTGAGAATAAAAACCGAGGCGGGAGAGACGCGCCCGGTTCTTTTAAGCAGCCATCACCCCCCCCTTTGGTTGCGCACGCTGCCGGACCGCGTCTTTCCCGCCCGCAGCGAAGGAGAGGTTCATTGGCGAGGACGACGACGATCCGCATCGGCGGCCAGGACATCACGATCCACGCGTTCAACATCGGCGAGCTCGAACGCGTGTCCCAGCTGTTCGAGGGACGCAACACCATGAGCATGGCGTTCGGCATCCTGCGGATCGCGATGGAGCGGGCCGAGCCGAAGGTCTTAGACGTGAACGCGTTGGAGATCGAGAGCATGGACGAGATCGTGAAAGCATCGAGCGCCATCCTGGCACTTGCCGGGCTCAACAAGCCGAACGGGTCGGCCGGGGACCCTCAGACGGGGCCGGCGGCCGGAAGCTGACCGACCCCGAGTTCTGGTCCGATCTGTTCGGGCCGCTGATGTCAGAATGCGGCTACACGCCAGCGGAGATCAGGGCGATGACGCTCCACGACGTCGGAATGCTGTTCCGGCACTGGCGCAAGAGCCCGCCGACCGGGGCGCTCGTCATGGCGATCGCGGTAGCGTTGGGGATGAAGCCGCCCGATGCCCCGCCGCCCGAGGCGAAAAAAAGCAAATACATGACGGCCGATGAGTTCGCTCGTTTGGTGGCGATAACGGGCGGAAGATTGGGATGATCGGCCATGGCTGACGATGTCGTTGTTCAATTCGGTGCCCAAGTCGATGCGCTTAACAGCGGTGTCGATGAGGCGAAGAAAAAGATCGAATCCCTCAAGGAAAGCGCGGAACAAGTCGCCGAGGGATTTAGCAAGCTCGCAGAAGTCGCCGGCATTGCCTTCGGCGTCGAGGCCATCAAGCATTTTATCGAATCCATGGGGGAACTCGGTTTGCAGACCGAGCGAATAATGGCGACCCTCGGCATTTCGTCGGAGGCCGTGGGCGAACTCAGCGGGGTCGCGAAGCTCACCGGCACGTCGATGGAGGGGATGGCGCTCTCCATCGAACGCATGAGCCTGAATATCCAGCGGTCGACGCGGGATGGGACGAACCCCGCGGCCCAGGCGCTCAAAGTTCTTGGCATAAGCGCCAAGGATCTCATCGGACTGCCGGCGGATCAGTACTTCGGGAAGCTGGCCGACGCAGTGTCGAAGTTCAATCCGTCGCTGAACCTCACGAATGCTCTAATGCAGATCGGTGGTCGCGGTGTGCAGCAGATGCTCCCCGAGCTTTTGTTGGGCAAGGAGCATTTCGAGGAACTGCAGGCGGCCGTCCGTGAGACGGGTTCCGTGATGGACGAGTTCACCACGAAGTCCCTCGCGGAATCTCATGAGAGAATAACGCTGCTCGGCCTCGCCATGCAGGGCGCCGGCATCGCCGTCTTCAAAGAATTCAAACCGGCCATCGACGGCGTCGTCCTTAGCCTTACCGGCCTCGTCGAGTGGTTCACGAATTCCATAGATAAAGGCGGGCTGGTCGGCGCGATGTTCAGCATATTGAGCGGTGCAGCAAAGACGCTCGCTACAGGGCTGCTCGGCGTTGTCACCGGGTTTGAGGAACTCGTGTCCCTGATGGAACTTGCCGGCAGCTTGGCGACGGGAGAGGCAACTGATGCTTTCAAAAAATGGGAGGATGACCTCGACAAGATCGCCACCAAAGCGAGCGCGGCGTTCAAGGAAATTTGGAGACTCCATGTCGAGATAACGAAAGAAGGCCCAGAAAAGAAAGAAGCGCCGACGATCGACTTTGGTGCGAAGGGCGCTGAAAGCGCCGCCGTGGAGGCGCTCAAAGTGCAGATCCAAGCTGCAGACGCCGCGTTTGCGCTGGAGAAGGATCGCCTGGCCGACCAGGTCAAGCTGCACGAGATCACGCACACGCAGGAGACGAACGCGCTGCTGCGCGCGTTGGCCATCCGGGTGAGCGCGGAGGAGACGGCGCAGAACGAGATAAAGGCCATGTATCCCAAAGGATCGGCTGAATACGAGAAGGCACAGGCCGAACTGACGAAGATCGAAGAGAAATTCACGCTCGAGCGCCAGAAGATCCAAGAGAAGGAGAGGGACGAGAACGTCAAGGATTGGACGACCGCGCTGACACAGATCCAGTCCGCGTGGGACTCCCAGCTCAAGGGGCTACTCGCCGGCACGACCAGTTGGGCGACAGCGATGAAGAGCATAGTGGCCGACCTCGTCATCGACATCATCAAGGATATGGAGAAGATCGCCATCGAGAAGATCGCGCTCGGCCTCGGCGGGACGGCGATCGGCGGCGGCGGGATCGGCGGGGCCATCTTCGGTGCGTTGGGCAGCCTCGCTGGATTCCAGGCCGGCACTGACTACGTGCCTCAGACGGGCCTCGCGCTCGTGCATCAGGGCGAGGCGATCATCCCCGCGTCGATGAACCCGGCCGCGGGCGGCTCGGGAGGCGGAGGCGGCCCGAGCATCAACATCAGCATCAGCGCGATCGACGGCGCGAGCGTGCAGCGGATCGCCCCGATGCTCGCCCGGCAGATCACGCAACTGCTGAACAACAATCCGACCATGAGGCCGGCATACTGACATGGCGCCCCCGATTCTCCCCTCGCTCAAAGGCCTCACCTATCCAGCCAAGCGCTATCCGATATGGCGCACGTTGCATCAGGAGGCGGTGTCGGGCCAGAACAACCCCATCCCGCTGTGGAGCTTCCCGCGCTGGCGCTACGAATTGGTCTACAGCGCGATGTTCTCCGGCGCCGCCGCGTTCCAGGGACTGCCCGCGATCGAACTGCAAGCGCTCGCCGCGTTCTTCAACATCGTGAATGGGTCGGCGACAGTGTTTCAATACACAGACCCGGACGACGGCGCGGTGACCGACCAGCTGTTTGGAACGGGTGATGGCAGCACAGTTGCGTTCGCGCTCACGCGCACGATGACCGGGGCCGGTAGTGTGACGTTCAACGAACCGGTGTTCGCGCCGACCATCACAAACATCAAGATCAGCGGAACGCCGACCAGCGCTTACACGCTCGGCACCCAGGGATTGGTGACGTTCAACTCGGCGCCAGCGGCCGCGGCGGCGCTGACGTGGACGGGCACGTTCAATTGGCTTTGCCGGTTCGACGAGGACACCGCGCAGTTCGAGAAGTTTATGAACAATTTGTGGGAACTGAAAACCCTCAAGTTCACCACCATCAAGACGCAGAGCAAATGAAAACCGCGCCGACCGGTCTCATCACCCTTCTCGGGACGGGCGTGTTCGTGTTCTGCGATCTGTACCAGTTCACGCTGACGACCGGCCAGGTGCTCCGCTACACGACGTCTGACATGGACATTGTCTACGCCGGCAGCACCTACTCGTCGGCGCTGTTCTTCGACCAACTCGGCACGAAAGCGTCGGGCCATTGGAAGACCGGCCTCGACACCGACACGTGGCAGGTCTACGTGATGCCCGTCGGCGTCGATCCCGTCACGGGCGCGTCGTTCCCGATCAAGATCGGCAACACGTCGTGGCTCGCAGCGGTCGCTGCCGGCGCGCTGGCGGGCGCGACCGTCGACATCCACCGAGCCTACTGGCCATCGTGGCCGCAGCCGTGGAGCTCGCCGCTGGCCGCGTTCTCCGACGGAAGCGGGACCTATGTCATTGTGGATTACTTTGCCGGCCGCGTCGCCGCCGTGGACTGCATGCGCAACCAGGCGGTGATCAGCATCAACTCGTGGATGGACGTGTTCAAGATCGTGATGCCGCGTAACTACTGGCAATCCAATTGCCGATGGACGCTGTTCGACGCGGGGTGCCAGTTGGTGCAGAGCAACTTCAACGTGCCCGGGACTGCGCAGGCGGGTACGACGCAGTCGCAGATCGTGACGGCCGGGCTCGGCCTCACGTCGGGGTACTTCGCCCTCGGCCAGGTCACGATGACGAGCGGCCTCAACTCCGGCTTCCGCAGGATGGTGAAGTCGTTCGATGGAACGACGATGTTCCTCATCGCGCCATTCCCGTTCACGGTCGCGCCTGGCGACGTGTTCGTGGCCTATCCCGGATGCGACAAGACCCTGACAACGTGCACCGTGAAGTTCGGTAACGCAGTGAACTTCGGCGGCGAGGACCTCATCCCGGCGGCGGAGACCGCTTTCTGATGGACGAGCTGGACCAGCGCAAGCGTGTCGTGAGGATCGCCCGCGAGTGGGTTGGCACGCCGTACCGACATGGTGCGCGCATCAAGCGCGAGGCCGCCGACTGCACGTTCTTTGCGAAGGTTTATGAGGAGGCCAGGCTCGTCCCCCCGGTGCCGATCGGTCTCTACTCGTCCGTCGCCCACCTCAGCCGGGCGTCGGGCGCCTACCTGCAGCACATACGCCGCTACGCCGCCGAGACGACTGCCGACCGCGTCAAGCCGGGCGACATCGCGATGTTCCTCATCGCGCGTGATTTTAGCCACGGCGGCGTCGTCAACGCCCATGATTGGCCGGACTACGTAGCGGAGTTCGAGGCCGCCGAGGGCTGGCCATGGATCATCCACGCCAACATGGGCGCGGGGATGGTGTTCGAGGAGCGCGCCGACCAGACTCAACTGGCGTTGTCTCGCGCCGTGAAGTTCTTCACGCTCTGGCCAGGAGGCTGAGATGACCAGCTTCTTCGGCGGAAAGCCCAGGGCCAGCCAGCCTTCGCCTCCGGCGACATCGCTGCGCGTGACGACGTCCATCCAGGGGTCCCCGATCCCGGTTGGATGGGGGACCACCCGCATCGCACCGAATCTCATCTATTACAACGATTTCATTTCCATCCAGACGCAGCAGAACACGGGCGGCACTGGCGGCAAGGGGATATTCAGCGGGGCGCAGGGCGGCGGAACGTCCCAGACAACTTATGCGGCTCTCGTCATCGCCGCCCTCTGCGAGGGGCCGATCTCAGGTATCGGTTATATCTGGAAAGGCAAGGACCTCAGCAACCTTACAGGGGTGTTTGGTGGCGGCCTGTTCACTGGAACATATACGCAGACAGCGTGGAGTTACATCGTATCAAAGCATCCCGCGGACGCGCGCGCATACAGAGGTATCGCCTATCTGCCCAGCGCCGTCTTCCTACTCGGCACGTCGCCGGACATGCCTAATATTAACGTCGAGGTCGAGTTCGGGTTCTTCGCCCCGCAGGGCGCCCCGCAGGATGCTAACCCGCGGGACATCGTCGTCGACGTACTGACGAACAACAAATATGGGGCGGCGTTCCCGTCCTCGCGGATCGGAGACGGCAACCTCTCCACGCTCCAGACCTATGCCCAGGCCGCTGGCATCTTCATGTCGCCGGCTTTGGTCGCCTCCACATCGCTGAACACATTTCTCGCCGACATCCTCTATGGCTGCGTCGCGGAGGCCGTATGGTCCGGCGGCGCGCTCAAGGTCGTGCCCTACTACGATGCGACGATCACCGGCAACGGTTCCACCTATGCGCCGAACCTGTCGCCGCTGTTCGACCTGACGGACGACGATTTCATCGTCGGCAGCGGCGGCAGCTATACGACGCCGATAGCGAGCAAGACGAAGGCCGTTTCGGACATCTACAACACGGTCACCATCGAATATTTGAACCGGACGAACAATTACAACCCGACGGTGACGGAGTCGAAGGATGACGCGTCGATCCAGGCATACACGCTGCACAAGCGCGACCTCAAACAACTCCATCACTTCTGCCTCGCCTCGTCAGCGCTGACGTGTGCGCACCTCCAGCTCGGCCGCGAGCAGGTCATCACCACCTACGAGTTCTCGCTCGGCGCCAAATACGTCCTGCTGGAGCCGATGGACCTCGTGACGGTCACAGATTCATATCTCGGCCTGTCGCGCAAGCTTGTCCGCATCAAGGAGATCACCGAGAACGAGGATTACACGCTAACGTTCGTCGCCGAGGACATGCTCGTCGGCGCAGCTTCGCCCCCGATCTACGGGACGCAGGCGAACACCGGGTTTTTGACGAACACCAACGTCGACCCCGGGCTGACGTACCAGCCGTTCTTCTTCGAGCCGACCGACCAGCTCGTCGGCCAGCTCGAGGTCATGATGGCGGTCGAACCGGTCAATTTGGCGACATGGGGCGGGGCCAACATCTATGTCAGCTATGATGGGATAAACTACGTCTACGCTGGCCAGCAGCTCGGCCCGACGCGGATGGGCGTGCTCACGGCGGCGCTGCCGGCAGTCGCGGTCGCGTCCAGCCCGCCGACGATCGACGCCACGAGCACTCTGTCGGTGGATCTGACGGCGAGCGGCGCGCAGCTCCTGACGGCGACCCAAGCGGACCTGCTGGGGTTCGCGACGCTGTGCTATGCGGGCGGCGAGTTCTTCGCCTACCGCGACGCGACCGTGACCGGCGCCAACAAGTACAACCTGACCACGCTCAACCGCGGGGGATATGGGACCACGCCGAAGGCCGTCGCGAACGGCTCGACGTTCGTTCGGATCGACACGGGTGTGTTCCGCATCCCGTTCAGCCAGGACCGCATCGGCCAGACGTTGTTCATCAAGCTGGTCAACTTCAACCAGTACGGCGCCGGCCCGCAGAGCTTGGCGAGCGTCTCGCCGTACACCTACACGATTCAGGGCACGGCCCTCACGAGCCCGCTGCCGGACGTGCAGAACTTCACGACAAATTACCAGAGCAACATCACGCTGTTCGCGTGGGACGAGATCAAGGACTTCCGCAGCCCGATCGACTATGAGATCCGGCGCGGGATCGACTGGCCGACGGGCCTGGTCGTCGGCCGCTACCTCCACCCCAACGTGCCGGCGATCGGCTCGACCACCGGCCTGAACCAGTATCTCATCCGGGCGCACTGCCAACCGGTGGCGGGGCTCGACGTTTATTCCGCGGATGCGACCACGCTCTCGCTCATAGCGAACGTCATCCCCCTGAACATCGTTAAGGGCTATGACGAATTCAGCGCAGACACCGGCATCCTCACCGGCGCGTTCGGAGGCAACGCGTACAACAATTCGAACACGATCGAGACCTTCGCGTCCGGCGACGTCTACGCGGTGCCGAACGTGTATGCGGTCACCGATTGGTATGCGTTCTTTTTTGGGTCAGACCCGAGCAACGTCTACGTGATCCCCGATATCTACGCGGTGATCGACTTCTACTTCATCGACCTCAACATGGTTGTGTCCGGAACGTACACCATCCCGAGCTCTCATATCATCGATGTTGAGGTCGATGAAGTAGAAG